ATCATCAACGGACACAGCAACGTAGGTAAAACAACTATGATGTTGTATCTAATGGTGAACGCCGCTCGTAGACATAATTGGAAGTGGGTTGTATACTCTTCGGAGAATAGGACAGCTTCACTGAAGATGACCCTCATGCAGTTCGCCACTAACCGAAAGATTGGGGACATGACCTACGACCAAAGGAAGCTTGCGTACTCATGGGTGAACAAGCACTTTACCGTGATCAGTAACAATCAGGTGTACAGCTATACTGACATCATTGTATTTCTTGAGAAGATTTACCGCCATGAGAAGTTTGATGCTGTCCTTGTTGACCCTTACAACAGTCTCAAGCTTGAACTGTCTGGTCAGGGCAATAGCCATGACTACCACTACCAAGCGGCTTCGGAGTTCCTGACATTCTCTAATGCCAATGACGTAGCTGTATGGTTGAACATGCACGCTGTAACAGAAGCACAACGCCGCAAAGGAGATGATGGGCTACCTGTAGCTCCATATGCAGAAGACACCGAGGGCGGAGGCAAGTTTGTGAACAGAGCAGACTGTTTCCTTACCATACACAGGAAGGTTCAAGCTCCAGACAACAACGTTAAGAAAACAACTGAACTACACGTCAGAAAAGTGCGAGATGTAGAGACTGGAGGTATGCCAACGTCGATTGATCAACCAATAACCTTTACTATGGACACCTCAATGACGTCATTTAGGTCGAATAACACACAAGAGAAGCTGTTTCAACCCATTGGTCATGAGTTCAGTAACTACAAAACTTTTAAGATATCCCCAAATGAAGACTTCATATCGAAATAGGCTGTAACTTTCCCATGTGAAGCGAAAGAGAGGACAGACTACTAGGCGCAAGACCGCTAAGAAAAGAGAGTTAGGAAGATATAAGAGCGGACTAGAAAAAACATGCGCAGATCTTCTCGCTGAATACGGGATACCTTTTTGCTATGAGGAACACGAGTATGTGCTGATGGACAAGTTCCGTTACGAAGGCGTGTACTGGAAGATGACCTCAAAGAAGAAAGAGATGACTGACAGGAGTGGTAGTGTTGCACTCCCAATACGATACAAGCCCGACTTTGTAGCTAAAGACGAGAGCTGGATAATAGAGACGAAGGGTTTCCTTCATTCTCATCACGACTTCCCCATGCGCTGGAAGCTTTTTATGAAATACCTCACTGAGCTTGGAAAACCGTTGCCCATGTTGTTTATTTGTAAAAATAGACAGCAGATAGAACACGCTGTAAGCATTATAAAAGGCAATGAACAAGATAACAAAGGAAGAAGTAGGGAGAAGCTACGGCGTGGCAACCGAGAGGATGCACCGTTTGATATCGATCTTCTATGAGGACCTGTTTAACAGGGAGGGGGACCCTAAAAGGCATCCAGGGTATGTTGTGGAACTGACCCAAAAGTTTCGTCAGCAAATTAACCTAGAGCTCGATCTGGTTAGAGAGGCATCGAACCAATTTTACGAAGACCATGCTGAGTCAAAAACGGAAGGCCTATTCGGGCTCGACGGGGAGGGTAGCTGAGGTCAGGTTTGTGAGAGCGGCAGAGGCGAAGGGACTTCAGGTAACGAAATCTTCAAGAAGCGAAGACATAAACGGGCACGTAGACTACTGGCTGGCATACGACAACGTGGGTCGCTGGGGCGTAGACGTAAAGGGGAATAACCTGCCCGACGAGATATGGGTGGAGTTGCAGAACGTACAAGGGAAACCAGGCTGGTTAAGTGGAGAGGCTAAGATAATTGCTTTCGACATGCCAGAGGAAGGTGGTTTCTCAGTGGTTGACAGGCTTGAATTAAAAGAGTGGGTCGACCACAACATTTCTCTCGAAGTTGTTTCAGACAAGCGCCAATCAAGTGGCAAGTTGTACCAACGAAGAGACAGACAAGACCTTATAACTAAACTTACCCTGCAGAATCTCAGGTCGTTACAGTCGTACAGAGTATGGCTGTATTTCGACGACTATTGAGTATCTTGTAGGCCTTTCCAAAAAAAATATGAGCAAAGAAAAACTTACTCCATGGGGTGAGGTGGGATACCCCACGTTCAAAAGAACGTACTCAAGACCCCTCGAAAACGGCAAGACAGAAGAGTGGCCTGACACTGTTGATCGCGTTGTAAATGCGTGCAACGAACAGTTGGGTTGCAACTTTCGTGAAGACGAACAGCAAGAGCTAAAGAATATTATGCTTGACCTCAAAGGCACAGTTGCTGGCAGGTTTTTATGGCAACTCGGTACCAAAACCGTGGATCGCCTGGGGTTGCCCTCCCTCCAAAACTGTGCGTTTGTTGTAGTCGACGAACCAATCCGACCATTTACTTGGGCATTTGAGATGCTCATGCTGGGTAGCGGAGTTGGGTTTAACATTCAAAGGGAGCACGTATACCAGCTCCCAAAGGTGTTGAGCAAAGTCGAGGTCAAGCGCAACGACTCTAACGACGCAGACTTCATTGTCCCCGACTCTCGTGAGGGGTGGACGAAGCTGTTGGATAAAGTCCTTCGTGCAAGCTTTGAAACAGGCGAGGGGTTCAGTTTTGCTACTCACCTCATCAGGCCTAAGGGAGCCCCTATCAAAGGATTTGGTGGTACAGCCAGCGGAAGCGAAGACCTTGTATGGGGTATGGAGGAAATCAATAGGATTCTCAACTCTAAGGCTGGTCGTCGCCTGTCAAGCGTAGATTGCTTGGACATCATGAACATCATCGGGAAGATCGTGGTGGCAGGAAACGTTCGTCGATCCGCACAGATCGCTCTTGGCGACTTCGATGACATCGAGTACCTGCGTGCTAAGCGCTGGGACCTGGGTAACATCCCGAACTGGAGGGCTATGTCTAACAACTCTGTTGTATGCAGTGACATCGGACTACTTCCTGACGAGTTCTGGGAAGGGTACAAAGGAAACGGAGAGCCTTACGGACTCATCAACCTCGAAGCTTCTCGTAAGATGGGGAGGACAGGAGAAACCGAATACCCTGACCCTGATGTCATGGGCTTCAACCCTTGTGCAGAACAGAGTCTTGCTAACTTCGAGACCTGCTGTCTCGCAGAGGTTTATCTCCCTAACATTGAGAGCTACAAGGAGTTACAGAAGGTGTTGCGCTACCTGTATCGGGTAAACAAGCATAGCCTTGCTATCCCATGTGCCATCAAGGAGACCGAAGCTATCGTTCATGAGAACATGAGGATGGGGATTGGTGTCACTGGATACCTTCAGGCTTCTGAAGAGCAAAAAGGTTGGCTTGACAGAGCTTATGTTTACCTTAGGGCCTACGATAAGGAATATTCTAAAACCAATGGCTTTCCTCATTCCATTAAGCTTACTACAGTTAAACCCTCTGGAACGTTGTCTCTACTTGCTGGTGTTACACCAGGGGCTCACCCTGGATACTCCCAATACTACATTAGGAGAATCAGAATGGCTGCAGATAGCGAGCTTGCATCAGTTGCTAGGTCTCATGGGTACCACGTAGAGTACGTTCGCAACTTCGACGGGACGGAAGACCACTCCACCGTTGTGGTTAGCTTCCCCTGCTCCTTCCCTGAGGACACTAAGTTCGGCACGGATATGTCTGCTGTCGATCAACTAGAAGTCATCAAGAGGTTACAGCTGGAGTGGAGCGACAACTCCGTATCAGTGACCATCTACTACCGCAAGGAAGAGCTGGAGGCTATACGTTGGTGGTTGCACGACAACTACATCAATACCAAGTCTGTTTCTTTTCTCTTACACAGCGACCATGGTTTCGATCAGGCCCCTATGGAAGAGATTACAAAGGAGAAGTATGAGGAGTTGAAAGCTGGTGTGACTCCGATCACATCTATCGAAAGCATCTCTCTTGATGAGGTTGATATTAACGACTGTGACACAGGAGCATGTCCCGTCCGATAAGTCAATGCTGGGTCAGCCAGTTGTACTATCTTAGCGCTGTTACACGGACTAGTGCAGTGTAATTTCGCTACTGAGGGGGAGGCATCATAACGGTGTCTCCCCCTTTACTTTTTGACCTTTTCTATTGTCCTTCCTGCGAAGTACGCTCCGAATACCGTAAGCATCAGAATCTCCAGTAGGTTAATGTAGTTCTCTGGTGGCATGAACGAAGGGCTAAGTCCGTCCCATACTGTTACGACCATATAGAACAGCGTCAAAGAAATGAGTATCGCAGGGCGAATAAACTTAGCCAGCTTTACGTCTGACTTAGAGTCAGCTTCCCATCGTCTCGTTACATTCTCCTGTGCGTCCCTTTCAGCCTCTACAGCCAACCTGTCGAACTCAAGTTTATCCTGAGCAGACAACTCTGGAGAACCGTCCACCACACGCTTTACAATGCCCAAGACACCTTGATCAGGAATTATGTCGGCAAAGTTTCCTGCCACCTCAGGCAGTTTTTCTTTTACCCACTTCCCGACCTTAGTGTCTTTGAACTTCTTATCTGGCATCGTAGATCTTCTGTATTACGTCAAACAAAAGAACAGTATGTCTCCTGTACCCGTTCGGGCCATACTCTTTTGCGCTGTTGAATTCGTCGGCCACTTCGTTTAGCATCTCAACCTTGTCTTGATCGTTAGCTTCCTTGTACTTTTTAGTCTGGACAACTTTCATAGCTTCTTCATACCTCGCCCTTCCAGATACTTGCATCAGCTCGTTTATCTGCTCTGTAGAGAGGTATATTCTTTCCGCCATGAACTCCTCGTCGTTTATCCATGTATACCCTCTTCCAAGGTCTCTCACCATCTTGATGTCCTTCTTTGAAGTTATGTTGGGCACGCTAAGCTTCCTGGTCGAAGCATATGAAGGTGTTCCGCATAATGAAGTCATATCTTCTGTCTGCTCGTACAGCCTCCAGATTTCATTTGAGAGAGGATCCGCACTACCCTGCATAGACTTGGTTACATCAAACAGTTGATAGCCTATTCCAGTAGCCCCTCTTGGAGTCTGTTCTATTTTCTCTCCTTTCCAGTTTATCCTTACAGGGTAATCAGCGAGGCCAAATGTTCTGTCTTTGATCGTGTATTCAAACTTCTTAGCCAGCCTTTCAGCTAATCCCATAACACCCCCTTGTTCACCTACCTCTTTTGTAACCCTACTGTCTGGAAGATAGGTTCTCTCAGCCCTGTAGAAGGCGTTAAGTTGATTGGGCAGTACAGCGGCACTGCCAGCCTTGAACATCGTAGTCAAGAAGTTCTCTAGGTCCCTTTCGACATTGTCTCCTATCAATACCTTGAGGAATCCATTCAGACCTTGAACAAAGCTCTGTTCCATCATGGCAGATATTGCAGACATAGAGCCAGCACCAAAGAAGTCGGAAAGCGTGTGGCTTGCAAACTGCATAGGTGAGTTATATTCCCTCTCTCTAAGAGATTCAGTATCAACAGATTGGACTGCAGTAGACATGATCGCGCCTATCATTCCGAGCTTGTCATACCTTATGAAGTAGTCGTCAGTTTGGTGAGCAGAATCCCCTCCTTCTATCAGCCTTCTCAAAGCAGAAACGTTTATACTGCTTGGAGGGAAGATGTCATAAGCCATATTCTTTTCCTCGTCCTCATCCCACTTAACAGGCCCAGAAATAATACCCTCACTAATCATCATCAATGCGGCCTCCATTGTCACAGAACCTAACATCATCTTAGCCAGGGTCTTAGAGCTTTCCTCTACCTCACCCCTTCTAAGCTGTGAGGCCATCCTCACGGTTCCAACATAAGGGTTAACCCAAGTGAAGGTCTCGTACAAGATGTTAGCTGGCGTAGATCGGAAAGGAAGAATAACCTTGAACAAGGCTTTAGCGAAGCTGGTACCGTCAATACCTATAGCTTCAACTCCTCTAGCTACAATACCTTCTAGGGAATTGACTATGGCGGATACGTTTTGACTTGCTGCTGTTTCCTCCTGGAAAGTAAGCCTACGACCCTCTCTCTGAGCCCTTTCAAGCTCTGACCTAGTAGGATACTTCAAGAACCTCTGCAGAGCTTCTCCTTCCAGCCCCATCTCTTTGCCGCTCTGGTAAAGGTCGATGCCTTCTGCAAACCTTCTAAATGGGATGTCACCAAGAGATAGCAACCTAAACATAGTTTCTGCTGGAATACCAAGAGTTCCTTGAACGAACAGCTTAGACCTCTGACTTAGGCTGCCTTGCCCGTCAGGACCTAGCGGCAAGTCCTTTTGGAAAGCAGCCTTGAGAGACCTAAACGGAGCCAACCCCCGTGTAACCCTCCACTCAGAAAGCTCTTGATCTTGTCCCGTTACAACCTGATCTGCGGCCTCAACAAAGCCCCTCCCAAACTTTCTTATGCCATACATATAGGCCATCAAGCTCGCTCTCCTTCTGGACTCTATGTCTTTGCCCATAGCATTTCCAATCTTAACCATAGCTGCTTCAAACGGAAGCGAGACTAAATCGACAGCGACGTGACCAACGGCGTTAACCATATTAGCCGCTACGTTGAACACCTGAGACATAGTAGTGAGTAGGTTCCCCTGAACAAGCTGTCCAAACAGCGTGCCCCAGTCCTTCTCTATGTACTTGTTGGCGAAGCTGTCTAGTTTTCGCTCCGTGATCTTCATGGCTTCAATAGCTTCCTTGAGTTCAGCATCGACTTCTTCTCCTCCTACAGCCCTCCTCATAAGGTCCTCAACCCTAGCTTGTTGAGAGAACAGGTCTGACGTAACTTTCTGAAGCTCAGCTTTCTGTGACTCAGATAGTGAATTGCCGTTGTTGGTTACTGCCGCTTCGATTATACTAGCAAGCCCTTCTGGGGAGCTGGATTTAAGTTCCCTGAAGTGGCGAAGTATCCTACCCGCAGTAGTTCCTACAGCAGCCAGCTCAGCAACTATAGAGGGAATCCTTTCCGTCTCTCCTCTGGCCACAGCCCTTCGAATCATCTCCGACCCCGCCAGAACCCCGATGTCGTCGTTCTTCTGAGACAGGCGACCGACAGACTCGTCTGTAAGGAACTCAACAAGCTCTTGGTCGGTAACGTCTTGTAGGCGGCTCTTAATCTTACCTATGTTCTGAGGAGATATGTAGTTCTCTGGGTTCTGTATGATCGCCTCTCTAGTGGTATTCAAGAAGTTTTGGGCTTGCTTCCTAGCCGTCTGCCTCATGTTCTTGTTCTTGATATACCCAGAGATATTAGCCCTCTCCCTTGCGTCAGACATGTTTTCTGCCACTTCAGACTCAGCAAGAGCAACCTTAGATCCTACTTGCATACCATCGTAAGCAAGCTCAAGTTCCATCCTATTCTTAAACTCCATACCCAGAGCGCCCTCTGCATAAGCCTTAAACCTTTTTAGTGACTGCTCATACTTGTCCCCCCTAAGAACCCTCTTGGCTTTTCCTTTAGGCGACTCAACCTTACCTCTTTGAAGGATGGGGTCGTTCATGTTAAAGTACTCGATCTTACCCCTGAGCAATACGGTATTACCAATTACCGTGGCTTCCTCCGCAGACTTGATGGCTCTACCAGAAGCGTCTACAAATAGATGTTCCCTGAATGGGTTAAACGTAGCCTTCACTCCGTCCAGGTCGCTGTTTGCTACGCCATCTGAAACAAACTCTCCTTGAACAGCAGCCATAGGGAACTTGTTGTCTTGGAAAGTAACGATCTTTTCTCTGGCAGATTGATTTACAGCCAGCTCTACATTCTTCAAGGTCACAGCCCCTGAGTACCTCAAGGCCTTTCCTGTAGCGGATTTGTCGTGAACAGTCTGTACTGGTACCCCTGTGTTTTTCTTTACGTTTAGATTCAGCCTTACCGCAACCTTCCTGCCTTCTTCAATTTCGTTCCTTTCGTTCATTATCTGGACGGAACGCTTATCAGAGCTCAGTGCTTCAGACACCATCTTATCGGTCATAGCCTTGTATGAATCCGCATTGACCTTCACCATCCCTACCTCTCCTATATCCCTAGCCCTGTACAGCGGCGACTCTGTAGAGTTTACAACGTCCTTTCCTGGTCCGAGATCGACAGGGTCGAACAACATAGAGGCTCTTTCAATAGTGAGGTCTCCTGAATTGTCAGCGGCTCTAACCATGTCGCCTTCTCCCATATCTATCATGAGGTCAGCGTCTCCAAACTCAATCTCTCTCATCTCTTCCAGTACAGATGGAGCCAGATCTGCGTAAGAACTTAAGGCGTATTCTCCATCTCTGTATGCCCCCATCTCTTCTTGCATAATCTCCCAGATGGTTTGCTGAACGGAGTACGCATTCCACTTAGGCTCACCCTCTGTGATAGTGTTGTTGAGCATATCGACGAGCTTCTTCATGGTGGCCCTTGAAAGAGCATCGCTGACATTAAGGTTAGATCCGCCATCATCAAATATGCTGTCCCTTCCCATCAAGGTCCACATAGCTTTAGAGGCTCTGTTATTGTAACCTCCCTTACCTCTCTTTCTTATAGCCTTCATGGCTACTATAGCCCTGGCTCCTGGGTGATTGTATCCGTAGCTATCTGGAGAAACACCGTACTGCTTAAAGCCCTCTTTCATTTCCTGCTCAGTAACTCCAGCTTCCTCAGCAAGAGACTCAGCGGCTTTTATGGCGTCTTGATTGATCAACGTATCTCCAGACAGGGGGACGAACTTACCTTGGAACACGTGCATGAACCTACGCACCCATCTTTCTGTCTCCAAGAAAGCGTGCTGCCCTGCCCCCATCATTCCAGCGGCGTGCTCTCCTGTCTTAGCTGCGTCGGAAGTCCCCAGAATGTATCTGGCTTGAGGCCCTGACTTTCTTGGTGCTTTTCTTCCGTACCTAGCGGACATCTTGTCAGAGTCAAATTTTCCGTCTACAAAGTACTTATCAGCATCAGCGAACAGTCTCTCAAGAGAAGTCCTAATCGCTCCTGCCCTCTGCTTGTTTATGCTGCCTTCACTGATGATTATCTCTGGATTAGCCTGCTCAATGCCATCCAATACGGCTTTACTTACAGCATTTTTTGGGCTGTTCCCTTGAGAAATACCGTAGATATAAGAGTCGTAGATTCTAATCGCTACCTCAAGGTTTCTCTCAGCCGTAGCTCCGTTAGATGTAATTGAAAGGATGCCAACAAAAACACCAAAGTGATCCTTGTGATTTTCTGGCAGTATGTCCCCATGAACCTCCTCCATGAAGTTAGACACCTCATCATAAACCCCTCTTATCTCCTCGTCTATTTTACGTATGTCTCTACCAGTTCTTTTTAGTCTGTCCCCTAAGTGGTATTGTACTACAGGCAATATGTCAGCAGCTATGTTAGACGGGGTTCTTTCTGAACCTGACACGTTCTTTGCTATCTGATTCATGAGGTCGTTTCGAATCATACCTGACCTAGATATGTTGCACTCGAATGCGACACCACCACAAACAATTCTTTTTGCTAGTTTACCGATCTCCTCAGCCCTTGAAATAGGCTCTTTCTTTGCGTGAGACTCTTCCGAGATGTTGACCAGCGCGGCTCTCTCTACCATCAAGTCGTCCCCATCCTCTGGTTTGCGCAAGCCGAGGCTTTCCTCTACCTTTAGTCTAATCTGAGCAAGCTCTTCTGATGTGTAATGAGTTTCTGAGAATCCTGCGCGGACTGAACCAACCATATCGATTCTTCTTTGCACTTCCTCCTTTCCAAACAACCCCTCTGCTGCTTCACGTGTTTTCGCACTTCTTACACCGTTAAAGTTCTTTGAGTCTATGTTGTTCTTGAACACGGAGTAGAGGGCAGCGGACTCACCCTGCCAGAACTTGATTTCTTCTTTTCTCTTTTCTTCTGCCGTCTTTCTTTTTTTAGGAGCGGACATTTTCCACTTTTTCATGGCGTCGACATCAAACGGCTGTGAGCCGTCCCCTAGATCAATAGTCCACCCCCCGTAGGGAAGTTGCCCCATCCTTGTTGAGCGCTTCCACCAGTTAATAAAATGCCACTTTCCGTTAAATTCTTGGGACCTGAACCTGGAGTCTACTTGCAATCCAGACTCTGGGCCTCTTCCATATACGGGTTGATGGTACTGCACTGTAAACGCCCCTTCCTCTGGAAGCGACATTACTTTTACCCTGCTCTTTCCGCTGTAAGAAGCCCTCTCTGAGTCTGTTTTGCTTCCCAGTCTCTGGTCAATACTAACGCCAGCCCCGTACTTATGGATCATCCCCATAGCTTGCACCAACTGCTCTGCACTCGCTACATCCTTAATAACAAACTCCTTAGGGGCGCCCAAGGTCCTATACATCTGGTTGAATATTACCCTGATCTTGTCAAGGATATTCTCTTTAGCCTTTAGTTCTGCCTTGTTGAGACTTCTAGACATTTCAGCCCCTACCTCTAGAGCAGCCTCCTCAAAGGCGATGGCATCAACCTCATCTTCTGTTAACTTACTATCCTTCTTGTAAGATTCTTTGTAGGCTTTTCTTTTTTGTTTCGCTTGTTCCGCAACTTCTGGGTCCGCGATCCTGTAGAGCTCATCGAGCATCTTCTCTGCAGCAACCTTGTCTTTGAGGTAAAGAGAGTTAAGATTTGCACCCACTGTAGCGTGCATCAACTCCTCAAGCACTACCGACTCAAAGGTCTTGCCTTGAGTTTCCATTAGCTCTGTTATGAGAGCTGGGTTTACGTGTATTACAACCTCACCCCCTGATCTTTCCGTGTAGAATCCATTAACTCTATTTTCTCCTGTGCCATCAGCAAAGTTGCCAGACTCAGCAGTATCGTGAACTCGGATGGAGATGGCCTTTCCTTGAGAAATAAGGTTGGCTACAGTCCTGGTTATTTTACTGTTCAGGAACCTGGCCATACGCTTTGTGAGGGCTCCTTTGGCTATAATTCCAAACGTCCCGTCTTTATTCGCTACGTGATCCGCGAATTGACCTTTTATACCCCTGTCCTTTTTGTTCCTTTCTGTCTCTGAAGGCTTCTCTTCTGTTTTTGTTTCAGTCTGTGCTTGTGTCTCTGCTTCTGCTTGTGTCTCTGCTTCTGCACCCAGTATAGATCTTATATCAGAAACTCTTTCCGCTTCAGGCTTAGCGTCAGCCTGAGCTTCTCCATCACCTCCAGTATCAATTTCTCTGTTGAATTCTAAGTCCCAAACAGCCTTTTGATTGTACTGCCTGCCTAGCTCCGAAGCTGACTTCTTGTCTACGACAGTTATAACGTCTATATAGGTCTTACCTGACTCTGAATCAAACCAAGTCCCCACAGTGAGCACGTCTTCATTTCCTTCGAATAAGTCTTTGTTTTCCTCCACGAAAGACTCAATGTCCTCTTCAGTCACGGTCTCGCCGTCTACCAGCTTGGTTCTTTCAGGGAATATGCTGACACTAGCTTTTGGTTGACCTGACAGATTTTGACCATCCAAGGAGAAAGTACTTCCTCCATTTTTAGAGTGACTCTCAACTTGAGCTTTCCTACCCTCTTGTTTCGGTGCTTCAGTCTGTTCTTCTGCCCCTAAGTTGGGATTGACCCCAAGGCCTTCTCCCTTGATTCCCAGGTAGTCAAGTAGCTCTTGCTCAAGTTTAGCTTTACTTTCTTCAGCTGCTTTCATCTCAGCTGCCGCTCCTTCGCTTGCTTCCCCTCCCATCTGATCAGCAGCACTAGCAATGTCATCGTTAGCCTTGTCTATGTCGTTAGAAAGCTGCTGTACTTTCTCCCTCTTTTCCTTAGCCTTCTCTAGCTCCATAGCTGCTTTTGCCCTAGCGTCAGGGTCAGCAGATGTTGTGCCCGCTAATTCGTCTTGTTCCGCGACTGTCTCTTCCAAGAGGCTGATCTCGTCATCAACGTCTTTGACCTTCCTGTTGATCCTGGCCTTGTCTATATTCTTGGCTTCCTGACCTGTAAGCTCAAGAGACTCCCCCTTAAAAGAGTTGTAGAACTTAGCTCTTTGTTCTATCAGGGCCTTGTATTCCTTTTCTATTTGAGCCAACGCTTGTTGGTCCTCCTCTGAAACAGCATCCCCCTCACTATACTTAGAGAAAATCGCCCCTGCTTTGTTTGCTTTGCTGGCAAGTAGGGCGTCCATTCTAGCTATCTTATCGAAAGCCTCAGGGTATCTCAGTTTAATAACTCTGTACCTTCTCTCGTTGTCACGTCTATGTTTTTCAATCTCCCCTGAGGTCTTCTCGTAAGACTCTTTGTCTACTCCTTCTACAATAGGAGCCTCGCCTTCTACTTCCACTTCGGATGAACTTGGGTCTGCTACTGAATTGGTGGCAGCTTGAGGTCCCGTAATAAGAGATACATCTCCGTCTAGTATACTCTGACCAGCCCTTCTACCTTTACCTAGCGCCAATCCGCCTCCGCCCATACCAGCAGCGCCCTTAAAGCCCTCGGCAAAGGCATATTCTGTTTCAGCGACAAACTCATTCCAAGTTATATCACTATCTCCAATACCAGCCTCAATCGCCCTTTGTACAGAGTTTTCTACGACCTCTTCAAATCCTTCTCCAAAGGCGTCGATACCTTGAGCAAGAAGGTATGCTTTAAGGGCCCTTGACTTTGTGGCGGTCTTTCCTGCGCCGCCCATTAAACCTCTTACTATACTATTCGTTAGTGCGTTTGTTCCAGCTTGACCAACAACCCTTGCTCCAATACCACCCAGTATCCTACCTCCGTATGACTGAATTGCGCCCACAGCCGCACTCATAGCAAACCTGGCTCCATTGTCGAGGCTGCTGTCGGGATCAAAAATAGGGTCAAGACCTTCCCGAACTCTATCTACATCTGAATAGTAGCTTTCAGAAAACGTATTAACAGCCCCAGTTGCCCCCAACACACCGAGCCCTACAGGACCAGTCATGGCAAGCCCAGCGTAAGGAATCATGTCACCTACAAGGCGGGAAACGTCACCGACTTGATGCGCGAGGTGGTTGAATATATTCTCGCCTTCGTCTATAGACAGGTGCTCAAAATCCTGGTAGTCTGTTACATTGCTTCTGAGGTATTCTGAAAGTTCTTTAGAGGCATCATACGCCTGCCTCCGCATCGCAGATTGCATCTGCGGACTAAGCCCCCCTGACCCTAAAAATAAGGCCATGGTAGGACCAACTACGTCTACCGTTGTAGCTGCGGCTCCTAGAAACATGTCCGCTACTTGACTCAGGACAGGAATACCTTCGTTATATACGTTGTCTCCATCAAGGTCTATTCTGAGCCTCCTGTTTGACTTCTCGTAAATATCTTCAGACAGGTCTTCAAGAAATCCTCTGTCTTCTCTGAGCTCTTCTGGAAGAGATTCTAAAATTTCAGATGTGTAATCGTTAAACCTCTGTTTCCAGTGGTCTTCAGCGTGAATTTGAAAAGCTCTACTTGTTTCGGTTTGATATCCGCTCTTAGTGAGCTCACCGCTTTTGTACTTAGACTCTGCCTCTTCTATGGCCCTTTTATACTCTGGGTTTTGAGACAACATATCCGCATGGGTTGACTTAAAGTCACTCTCCATACGCTTGTTGTATGTTTTTATTATAGATAGTGTTTTTGCATCTTTCTCTCTCTCGGAAATCTGATCGTCAGTAACACTTCTTTCACCTCTTTCTTTTAGGAACTCATCATAAGCAGACATAGCAGACCTAATGTTACTGGCCTGATCATCAGTCATTTCAGACTGGTTGTCACCGCCAAGCAGGTCTTCCCTACTAAAACTCTCCTCAAAAACGTTATTTTCTAAAGACCAATCAACAGCATCAGTAACATACGCGCTCTGCATGTCTTCATTGTCGTACATGTTTACGTCACCATGAAGCCCTTCGGAGATGTTGTAGTTTCTCCATTGCTTGATCTGTGGGTCAAGCTCTTCTTCTTTAATAGAAGGGGATAAAGCCTTAGATATGGGGTTTTGCGTCCTCTCTGTCAACTCCGAAGGAGAAGCCAAGACGATATCCGAAGAGATGGATGAAGAAAGAGTAAACGGGCCTTCCTCTTCTTTTTTTTTTGAGTCTATGTTTAGAAGGGCATTCGCCGTATTTATGTCTAACTTATACTTAGGGTTGTAAACAAGAAAGTTAGCTATGTATTGATCAGATTTTCCTCTCGCTCTAAAGTCCTCAATGATACTGTTGTAATCTTCTTCCATTACCTTTTAGCTTATAAAAGCAAAGATAATGAAATGGCTTTATTGCGCAGTGTCATGGATGGCGCTTACAATCTTATCAAAAGCCCCGTCACCTTCGGATCTATCGATGCTTATTTTAACGCTTTCGTACACAGGGGTTCCTGGGATTAAGGTAATCTCTCCAGCGTTCGTCATAAGAGCAAGGCCTTCTCCTGTAGCCTCATTTGCATCATATTTTATCCCAGTAATAGATACGTTTTGAATCTTATTGTTACTGTCTCTAATAGCTTCGTCTCCCCAGTTAGAAGTGCTTACCGTGACGTAATCCTGTGAGGGGAAGTTGTATTGCCCTCCGTCTGGGGGTATCGGTGGAATATTGCCCCCAGGAAAAGCAGGTGGGGGTGCCACCGCGTTAGGGCTTGTAATAGGAATTATTTGACCTAGGCTATTATCAAACCTTTTCTTCTTTTTTTCTTCTGCTGTAGGCTGCTTGTTCCTTTGACTAGGGTCTTCTTTAGCCCACCCTTCTGGTACTGCCGCCTCTGCGTAAGCATCTAGAGCCTCGTTAAGTCTGCCTTCTGTATTTGCTACCTCCTCAGCAGTCATGCCTTCTGGCGCCAAACCCTCGCCTACATACCACCTAGCTACGTCTAGGTTACCTCTCTGAGTCTGTCCTACTGTTGCTCTAGTCCACTTCTTCGCTTCACTCCTGTCTTCGTACATCCTATCGTCGTGAGACCTAACCCACCAGTCATCAGGTTGTACTGGGTCTGCCATCGTTAAGTCCTCCTTGACAATAGAGAAGTCCATCAGGCCAGGATCCTCCACTCTTTTAGCTCCTGAACCATCATCCAGTACGAAGTGACCATCTTCTATCCTGACATCAAACTTGTCGGAATCTAAGTCGTTGAGCACCCCCTCATAGTACCCTTTGTCGTGGCCGTCTTTCATTCCCATCCGCTCCCAAGCCTCAAAGTTCTGACCAGATCTGGCGATGTTTAGGTTTCTCTCTAGGACTGGGCTCGCCTCCTTGAAATAGGACTGGGACTCCTTAATGCCAAACTCTAGTTCCGTCAAGAGCCTTGAGTACTCCTCCCTACCCTCAGCAGTTTCCATGTACTGATTCTTGTCCTGCTTGAGCTGTTGGGCTGCTTTCTGCCATGCTTTTGCATGAGAGTCAAACATAACCGCCGAAGACACCAGCGGCACGGAACTCATACCAGCTTTAGCAGCTTCCCCTTGAGCTTTTTCAGCCTCCTTGAGAACCTGCATTTGATTGAGCTCCTTAGAAATATTCTCAAAATATTTAGGAACCTCTTGCTTTGGCGTTACGTTAACTGATCCGTATAGCATTATGCGGGTTGTTGTTTGTCAAATTTGCGGAACAGCATCTTAGCATACTTGCTTTGATTGGCTATCTTCTTTGCCTGCTCAGGGTTAAGTACGTACTCACCTCCAGTAAGTTCACCAATCTTTGCGCCCCCTTGCATGACATCGATAGGATTTTTTCTATGTGAAAATATACCTGGAGTCCTTTTAACTTTCGTTCCTTGAGCGGCCCCATTTCCAGTAGATGGATTTCCGTCAAGATTTAAGGTGCCGTCAAAGTTTAATTCACCCCCTAGGGACCCCATTCCGCTTCCTCCACCACTTCCCATTCCGCCGCCACCAAATCCGATTCCCGTTCCGCTAGAGCTACCTTGCGCACCATTGACGCTCGCAGAGCTTGGATCTGCAAACGCCATTCCTGCTGCTTGACCAGCAATTCCAGCAAGTCCTGCTAAGGCTTCTGTGCCTATTGCTCTCCTCCTCTGGTCGGCCATAAAGGCGCCTGCCATACCTGTCGCTGCTTGCTGTCTAGCTGAAATAAGGTCAGCCCCTATGTCTCCCCTTTGTTCTTGTCTAAGGCGCTCCTCCATCTGACCGACACCCTTCATAGCCCCAGTCATCCTTGCGTACTCATCAGCTCCAATTTGAGCCATGTTAGAGGCGGCCTGTTGCTGTTGCGCTCCAAGCCCCCCAAGAATAGCTCTAGCTCCGCCAGACTTTAACGCTCCTACAGCCGTACCAGACTGCCGCAGCGCTTCTTGCCTTTGAAGGTCAGCAGTGGGATCTTGCATGGCGTACTGCATGTACTTACGCATCGTTGGCCCCATGCCATACATTCCTGATCTCTTTCTTTCTAGCTCTCTGGCTTGAGCCTCTCCAGATGTCTGGAGGTCTCCGTAGAATTCACCTTCTCTTTTGGCTGCTCTAGCTCCACCAAGAGCTGAGATCCCTTGGCCCACTGCCTGGCCTATTAGTGGCAAAAAAGGTACAATAGCTGGTACTGGCATGTTACAAATATAGTTATTGCTGGCCTAACGAGTGATCTTGCTTGGATTGCACAAAATGTGTGTTTACGCAATACAGCTCAAATAGTGTGGCCTGATTAGTAGTTAAGGTTATTTCTGCCCAGTGACCTCGTATGGGATCCCCATTTTGAGCCTGGTCAGTAACAAGTACAAGGTTCGCTCCAGTAAGGTCTACTGAGGTTCCAGAGTTTATCTGTATCTCTCTAACAGCGGTGACCGAGGAGAGAGTGCGGGGCTGAAGTACCGAGTTGAGGGGAGTGCCTATGTCTGTGAGATTTCCTAGCCCGTCAACTTGCATTACAGTAGCCCCCGACATAAGAGGCAGTGTGTTTACCCTATTGACAAAGGATATCTCGCCAGTGCCTATGTTTGATGACGTAACCTGTCCAATAGGAATTATGTGCTTAGTGCTATTAGAAGAAGAGTCTCTGCGTATTGAGGCGTAGTCAGACCCTTCATATTCTCTAAACGTGTTAAGAGCAACACTTCCAGTCGCGCCAAGGTCTGTTACAACAGAAGTAGCCGCCCACCTCGCACTTCCGCTATTCTCTAAGGATATAGCGTTAAACACTTTAACCATACTTGGGTTGAAATTACTTACAACCTTTAGTGTTGACGGACTAAATGTACCGTAGAATGTATTGTAGTCTGTTTCGTTTGTGTGAGAGTGAAAAACCTCAGCATCATTGGCGAGCGCTGGGTTCTGGACGTAGTACGCAGAGTACATTGTACCGTTCTGGTCTGAGTACATGTCTGGATAGAATGTATATCTGCTCTGCCATACTCCTGCACTAACGCTGTATCCCAAAGTAAGTCCGCCGTAAAGAAATTGACCTACGTTATTAGGGTCAGGAATCTGTCGAAGAGTTACATAATATTGATTGTCCTCTGGGTCATACCCGCTTACTATTCGAGTACCTCCTTCTGCTGTAAACGCATCAAGATTGCTCTTGAACATGTTGTCTACCCCCTCCTCTGAAATAGGAGACAAGCCCTCTGTAGTAAGCCTGACAAGTTTTTTCCTTGATGTGTCTACAAAGAACGCATTGCCATCGCGGATAATAACAGACTCAGGGTTATTACCACAACCAAAGTCACCAGAATAGTACTGAGGTGTGTTAAGTACGTTTGTGCTAAGAGACACAATACCGCTCGTTGTAGGAGAAGTGATGATGTCTTTCCCTACTGGCACCCTAGCAACCCTATTCTCTTGAAAAGCAAGAAGATAGTCATCCCTAAACGTACCGATATAGTTGCAAGCCCCGTTAGCTGAGTCAAGGCTGAAGAAATTGGCGAGGCTAGGATTGAATGATGATAGTGAAAGGTTAGCTACGTCCTCGGCATAGGCATCGCTGTATGTGATCCCGTTGTATCTATTTACCTCTGCTGCATTTTCAAAAGGTATATGAGGCCTTCCTCTTGACCAGCACACTTCGGACTGTTTATCGCTTAGGGTTCTTGTCTCTATAACTTTATTCGCATACTCCCAATCTTCTTTTGGGGTCTCTGAGTCTGTGTTCCAGGAGGAATCGTATACAGGGGTTTGACAAGAAATAACCCTCATGTGGACGTCGCCTTCTCTAATCGTTAAGGCGGGACCGTGCTGGGTGTCTACCCTGCCAGGTACTATTGCCCAAACGTTTGCTTTTTGACGTTCTCCAATTTCGTAAAACACGTTATTAGAAGTGGTGCTTCTAGGAGAAAGTATCTCTACTACAGTTTCGTTACCCCAGTAGTTTGCGGTCGTGGAGTTAGGGTCGTTGGGATAGTTGCTCCCAGTAATAGAGAACCAGTCAAAGCCGTTGTACTTTAGGTCATCATCAACGGTTCCATCCCCAGTAGCGTCAACTTGCCTGCCTCCGTCCACATCTGGCGCTTGAAGAACAAGAAACTTTCCAGTGTAGTGTTTTCCATGGCCTGAGTCATTTCCTACAAGCGGATTGGGGTCATCGTTCGTGTCAGGTCCAAGTATTTCAACACCTAAAACCTCAAACTCTATCGGAGAACCATCATTAGCCGAAGGGTAATAAACTGTTCCTGATGTTCCCTCTTTCCTAGATATTACCCTGAGTATATCCCCTTCCGTAAAGGAGTAATCCCTAAACCCTCCTTGTTCCTCGTTGTATATGTCAAGAGTGTTTAAGGAAACATATATTCTATGGTCAGACTCTATTAGTGTGGCGTGACCGTTTTCTTTTATTGGATAGCCCCCACCAGTAGTGTATGTGGTAAAATTATCAAAAGAAGACATGCCCCTATACACGGGTTGCCACGAGTCCGCCCAGGAGGGCGGGTTCTCGCCAGAACCGAAAGACATAGTTATTGATACTGGTCCGTAATTACTAGTTCTTTCAGCAGTGTGATCCACATATATACTACCCGCTTTATTTACAAGCCCGCTTCTTCCCCACTTGTCGTAATAAACAATTCCAAATTCATGAGAGCTCCCCATCTTAAAAGAACTAGTGAGGGATGGAGACTGAGAGTAAACAGAAGGGCTTGATATGTATGTTCCTGACGTTTGTGTTGGATCAGCATCATAAGTCGCCTGAGTGGAAAGCAAAGACGAGTTTGTTGACTGGCTGGTTATAGAATTGACCGCAGAAAAGTCGTGAGACAAGACCTCTACTTCTTTTATGTACGGGCTAATAACAAACAACCCGTCATCAGTATCGTCCGTTATCTGATCAAACCCCATCACTAGCTTAAACTTAACGGTCCCCAATACCGTGCCTCCGTCAGGATATGATGAGTCCGTGCTGTTAGATATTTTAGCAGAAACAGAAGTTACTGTGTATATGCAAGATGATTCGTGTTGAGTGTCAACGAGCAAGCTTTTTAGCCCGTCAGATATGTCTTCTACGTCTTGCGACCCAGAAGTGGTGTAGGTAGCGCTAACTGAAAGAGGATTTGGGTTACTACTAGATAAGTCAGCTGGTCTAATCGGAAATTTGTTATTTGCTGCCGTTCCAAAATCCAAGTCAAACCCTCCCCCATCACTAACACACGAAACCGTATGAACCTCACTTCCAGACTTGTATACGTCTGAAAAAAGTAAGTAATCAAAAGATATTTTTGTGGTGGTATTGTCTGGTACTGTAGATGTCTGATTGTTTGGAGAGGGCCAGGTAAAAGCAGTCGATGTTAAGTCAACTATAACTTTTCCGTCATCTATGTCAGAGGCATTAAGGGCGATTGTAATAGCGGAAGCAGCGTTAGATTGATCATGGTAACTGGAGCTTCCAGAAGTATTATCTGACGAGTAAGTAGCTGACAAGTTAGGAGACACAGGGTTGTTTTCTCTGCCTTCTGTGTAATTAGAGTACATCAACCTATTTCCCGCCATTGCTTGACCAGCAGCTAAAAGAGGTACGTTATCATAAATCTTGTTGACTGTGTCTGACGAAACCACAGAGTAGAGCCCTTCGTTATAAAATCTGTAGTGACCGAGGGTAGAGTCGTAAACATTTAGGTCGACTCCATCAAACTCTCTAGAAACAGAAGAGTTTGGATCAAACTCATCTATAATATAAAAAGTGCTACCATTCCTAACCCTTCCCAGAATCCTTATCTTTTTTACGTCAGTTTTGTACGTTCTTTCGTTTTCAGACACCCACTTAGTGTCAATTACACAAACGTTCTCATCATTGGTTGAGGACAGCACATCTACAATCCCAGACTCTTTTATTGAGTTCGATACTGCTATTTTTGAATAAGTAGATATCGCCGACTCCTCCCCGTCCTTGTATATGTACTGTATGGCAAACTGAAAAGAATCCTCCCTAAAGTTGTTTATTGAAAAATTTTCGTCTGTTTCAAAAAAGAACGTAGGCGGTATAGTTAGACAGGCTCTAATGACAGGTATAGAGAAATCTATGTCACCAGAAACTTGACCAAGAACTGCGTAGTCCCCAGATATAGCCCTGTCTACATTAATTTTTCTAGGGGGATTTACATTATCAGTAAAGTATAAAGCAGTTTGGATAACTCCATCTTGTTGAAACGCAGCGTTTACTAAGTCTGCTTTAATAAATCCATTATGATTGAAGGACAAAAAAGATCCCTTTAACACCACTCTATAAGTATCGTCTGATGTATTGTACTGATATATAGCGTCTTGAGAGCTTCCAGTTACGTCAGCAACAAACCAGTATACGAATCCACGCTGAGAATCAGATACGCTTCCAATGACTCTTACCGAGTTGTCATCTTCTATCCTGTCTGTGGCAGTAAGGGGGGTGCCAGCAATAGTACCCCTGACATTCTTGATGACACCAGAGGAACTGCCTCCGCTTTCCGCCGTGGTAACGTTCTGAGCGTCCAGCATCTCCCCGACTTCAGGGCGTACAAGCCTCTGATCAGCATCTGCTTGGAGTCTGTTCGGGATAGTCTTATCAATAGCCATTAGCGCTTAGGTGCTTGCTTAAAGTTCTTACGAATAGTCTTGAGCAACTCTTCTTTCGTGAAGGACTTCATACGAGCATTGGCCTTGCGCCTTTCGTTGTAGTACTCTTGCCTAGCTCTAGCCTTCTCGTTAGCAGGTACGGAAGCTTTGCGCTCGATCATCTTGTAGTAGATGAAAGACCTCAACGCCTCTTCTGCGTAGATATGAACCCTAGGGTTTACAGACCTGGCCTCGTCAGCAATGTATTCAATGACTACTTCGCTGATACTGGAGTTGCTCTTGAGTTCGAGCCTGTTCTGATCTAAATTTACCCTGAACTCCCCGTAGTAGTTGCCACCCCCAATACCATACAACCTACCTTGATTGTTCTCATGAACGAAGTTTCGGAAGATGTACGACTCCATTCCGTCAGAGATACCCGCGTCAGACGCAGGAGATCCACTAGAGGTAGATGACTTAGAGTCTACCCTGTCGTAAAACCCATCGTTGTTAGCGTCCTGAGGGTCTCCATTGCTGTCTAAGTCGTATGTCTGAGATACGTTGAGGTTCTTGTTCTCGCCAAGTACGTACACCAGCCCGTCATTACCTACCACACCTACCTTACTCCAGTCCACGTAGTCGTCTGGAAGATCTATTGTATTGTTGCTTGACACAGGCATCTTCAAGGACCTAACCACCTTCAGCATGTCAAACCCCATCTCACGCATACCACGCAGAGCAAAGCTCCTAATGGTGGTGTCTGGGGCGTTGCTTACGTAGTCGTCTGTGTCCAGGGTAACTATGAAGTCGTTAACTACCTGATTAAGTGGTATGTAATTTCTCGACATCAGAAGGTGCTTTCTTGTTTACGTTCGTTTTGCTCCAACCGAGTAGTCTGATCCAAAACCTGGTCCCTAAGGTTAATTCCTATAAGACTCCCCATCTCGATAACTAAATCGGTGAGATAATGATCAGGAAGCTCAAAGTCAATACAGGCTGAAGTAGGGGTGTCGTTTGCGTCTACGACCACGGTGGGAGGGGAGACAGAGGCGGCCCCAGCATTATTAATACCTTGAGGGTACTTGTAGTACTTAACCCTAACGTTGTTTATAGTACTAGGGAACACCTCGATATCTTGATTTACAAGAGCTACAGGGAAATCTGCTGTAGGGGCGCTGATGTTGCTAATTAAGATTCTGTCAATCTTGTCTTCGTCATAGCACATCTCTACGTTTACCCTGGGGGTACCAGTTGTTGTGACGCCAATGAGCCTAGCCAAGTCATCTGGTTTAGGGAATACATCCCCGACTTTAGCTGGGGTGGCCACTCTAACGAAGTAAGCCAGGTCTTCCTCTACCCTCTTGAACCTAGACTTGTCTCGGCCAGGGTTAAAGCCCGCTTTACTCATGCGCTTTGCGTCTTTCAGCTCATCGAATAATCTGTTGAATATTCTAAGCTGAGCGATCTGAGCAAAATTGTTGAATACAGTAGGCGTAACAAACCCATTTTGGTCTTTGTTAACCAAGTCTTTAAGAGTGTTGTATACGGCGGATACGCTTGCCATAAAGCAAATATACGAAAAGAAAAAGCCGCCCGAAGGCGGCCTTTTTTGTTGGTATTTAGTCTTGGTTAAGCGTTCATCTGCTTGTCTATCTCCTCTACGATAGGTGCGGCTACCTCTGTAAGGCAGTACCTCACAAACACGTCCAGAGGATCCTTTCCTGCAGGCACAGAGACGATAAGCTTGTTGGTGTCATACCACTTCACTCCGTCGCTGCTTAGCTTGATGATTTGATACTTCTCAGCCATCTTTAGTTTAGTCTTCATCTCTACGACAGGGTTGTCGAATGACTCAATAAACTTCTGTGGGCTCTTCTTAGCAAACACCAAGAGATCATGCTTGATTTCGTTTACTGGCCTATCTACGTCTACAGCAAGGGCTACAGCGACTCCAAGAAGCTCTTCAAGATCTTTGTTTCTGATCATCATAACAGCATCAGCAACCAAGAATTCCTTCTCGACTTCTACTTCAGCCTTCTTTTCTTTGTTGACGATTTCAAACAGATTCCCTCCGTTAGCCTTGTTGTCTGGGTGAGTCTCCATAAACTCAATCAGGTTGGGCTGGTCAGGACGAACAAACTTTCTTCCTTCAATAAACACAATGCTTTCCCGCCTTGCGTTATCGGATTGCTCCTCTCTGTAAATACTAGGCTCGTTTGGGCAGTACCGAATCTCTCTGATTCTGTTCTCTTCAGCGTCAAAGACCGTTGTTCCTTTCTGCTGCATCATATAGGTTGCCCCCATAGACTTAATGGTCTTGTACTCCTTTACGGAATTCGTATCTAAATTTCTTTTTATCCTAGGCTTTTGCTTTGTAGCCTGAGGCGTGACGGTCTTTTTTGTGGCGGGGCGACCTGGCCCCCGTTTAGTTGTAGTAGTCATTGAATTTGTAATTGAATTAAAAAGAGTAAGAGAGAGAGCCCCGAAAGGCCCTCTCAATTACCAGTGTTTATTAGCTTGCAGCAACAGTACCCATGAAGAGCCACCCGTTGTCCTCATGGTAAATGACGGAAACCGCAGCACCCGCTCCAAGGACCAGGCCGTCCGCAGTGTCATCTCCAAACGGATCTGGACTAATCAAAACGTTAACGTTACTTGCAGTGGTGTTGACCACAATAACCATGTCCCCAGGGTTGCCTGGGAAGTTTGTGCTATCAAAGTCAGTAGTGTGAGCACCAGCAATCTTGATAACCCCTACCTCCTTGGTAGTGTCGTCGCCCCAAGTGGTAGCACCAATTGTGGTATGTGTCTCTTTTCTAATAAGAGGGAAAACTCCATTTTTAGCCATATCTCTATGTATTTCGAAGATTGAGAGAAGGTCCCGAAGGACCCTCTCTCTCACTTCAGGTTAATTACTTGAGAACAACGTGCTGGTTAGCAGCGCGGGTAACCAGGTTCGCTTCAGAACGGTAGTGGAACTTAGCCACGTCTTGATCGTTCGTTGCGAATCCGAGGACTCCGCCGCCTTCAACCCAGTGCTCAAGCTCACGGTTGTAACCGTTTACTTCCTTGTAGTTCATCTCCAAGGAAGGAGCCTTAACACCAGTCTTAGCGTCAGCAACTTGCGTCATTGGAACCATAGCGCCCTTGTATGGCTTAGTTCCAGCAGGGAAAGCATTGAGCAAAGTAGGATCACTCAGCAACTTCCAAGCATGCTTATGGAAGGTGTAGCTACCCCTAGTGAAGCTCTTAAATCCAAGCTTGACAGCCATGTCAGCGCTGTTCTGGAAAGCTCCAAACTGACCAGGAAGACCTGCAGTCGTTTGAGTAGCGATACCACCAGCAAGCATGTCGTCGATAGCCAACGAAGTGGCCGTGTCAACATACATGGCGTACTCAGCAGGAGCACCTTGCTTGTCGAGCTCGAAGATGATCTCGTCAATGTCAGCGAATCCAGCACCGTCACCAAAAGTACCAGTGGTAGTGATACCCCTGTTTTCGATAGCATCGAAGTAGCCTTCAGAACCAGTGGCTCTACCTTCTGCCAAAGCGATAGAGTCATTGCCGTCGTTACCAAGGGTTTGATCCCACTTCTGGCTCAACAACATCATCATCTCACGCTGATTCATGAAACGCTTCCGCGTATCCATCTCACCTTTAACGTACCACCTGTAGTCACCGTTACCGACGTTGATCCAGCCAATGTTAGTGGCTTGAGAACCAGTAACGTGGTAGGTCTCTTTAGTGATGTTGAATGGATTGGTACGCTTCACAACTTCAGTCTGGTAGAACTGAGAAGGCTGACCCGTACCCTGAGCGTAGATATTACCAATAATAGGCAAGTTCTGAGTAGCAGCATCATTCAACACAGCGGCGCCATCCATAGTGCGGCACGTAACTGAGGTTCCGCTACCAAGAGCTGTAACAACGAGTCTCTGCCCACTAGGGGTAAGCAATACGTCGTTCAACCTGACAGGGTTGTCGGTTCCGTCAACGAAAGAAGCCACAGTCAGTACAACATTCGCCTCGGCGTTTGCGGCGGCGATGTTAGTGACAGCAAGCGTCTTGTGGAGCCTACCCTCTTCCCAGTACTGAACCTCGTCGTTCGTACCAGCAGAGCGCGTAGCGCCAGTCAACTGCAAGAATCCAGTAATACCTTGATCACCAAAGGTCTTGATGAGCAGGTCCCTGTTATCGGGCTTGTTGTAGTCAAGCAAGTCGCCAAGAGAGACGTACTTGTCTGGAGTGGTTTTCAAAGAGGACGGATACCCCGTAGGAGTTACCCCTCCTTGTTTTGTTGCGTTTATAGCACTCATAATTTCTTATATAAAAAGTTTTGTTGTTTAGGTTAAAAAGACCAGGTCGAATCTCCTCCTAGCGCTTGTCTTAGTTGCGCAGAAAGGTTGTCTTCCTGGGGTTGTCCACCTTGATTTGGGGCCTGAGCTTGTACGTTAGCCGCTTGGTTCACAATGCCTCGTTGACCATCTGCCATACCTTGTTTGTATACAGCTTGAACAATCTGTTCCATGTTGTCAACTACAGCTCTGTGAACATTTAGCTTGTCGTAATCCCAGTTCCCATCCTGTTGGACGTAAGGATCAAAGAACTCGTCAAGGCGAGTGTTCTTCTCCACCAACTCGTTACGATACCCGTCATTCAATCCGAACGTGAAGTTCTTCCCGTTACCGAGGTCAAATTCGACCCCGTCGAGAGCTTCAGTTTCGGCTTGCATAGACTGATACCAGCTGTCATCGAATGGAGACTCATCATATTCGCTCTCTCTTTGCTCAGGGGCTGAATACTGACTTCTCAGTTCTTCAATTCCCTGACGCGCGTTTTGAGCATCAATTTTGAGTTGCAACTGTGAGAGTTTCACCTCATCTTCTGTATGCAGATCAGGATCGAGCTTGTACTTGCTGCTCATCAAAGTGGAAACTTCCTCTTGAGATAGGTTCGGGTAGTCAGATGCCATCTGAACTTGAATCGCAGTCATGTCATCCATTTCGGAAGGGTTGAGCTGCTGATAAATAAACCAATCTTGAGGAGCCCTTCCAGTGTCTTCGACAAACTGAGCAATGGCCGCAATGCGCTCATCAAGTTCGCTCTCTTGTTGCTGACCCCCTATAAGGTCGTCGATAGATTCGATCTGAGACCCTAGCCTTTCGCTTAGGTAGTTCAGTACGGCACCCTCGACATCCTCTTGGGAGTAGTCTTGTTCTATATATTCACTCTGAGCTTCTTCCGTTGAAGGCCCGTAGTCTTGAGTCTGTTCTACAACATCCTCTTGCATCTCTACCTGAGGTTCTAACACACCAGCCTCGGCTTGTTGTGCTTCGATGACCTCAGATTCATCCACAAAAGTGAAAGACGGAGTTTCTTGCTCCTGACCTTCCGATGGATTAACTTGTTGATCTTCCATGAATTAAATTTTAGCAAATATAAATATCAATCACTTACGGTACTTAGCTACCTTCCTCTTGATATTCTTAGGCTGAGAAACAAACTGCTTCCCTTTCTTATTGCCCTCTGCTTTGGCCTTGTTCGTGGCTGCCTTCTCAGCAGGGGACAGCGACTTCCACGCTGCGTCAGGTAAGTATCTGCGCTTACCTTCTGATTTCTTTCCGCTAGAAGTTCGCCACTTTTGTGCCGTCCACTTCTTCAGGCTCTGTTGTGACTTGGCTAACCCCATTAGTTCGTGTAGCCTCCCCCAGCTTTCTTATACCTCTGTGCCAGAAGCTGTGCCTTACGAGCTGACCACTGACCAGGGTTTCCTCCTTTGCTACCAGCCTTTATCTCATTGAACAGCCTTTTACGCATACTAGGCTTGGTGTAATTACCAGCCTCGTTGACGCGGGACTTTACTTTTCCGCCTTTATTGTATTTACCACTAGATGGGATAACTACGCCTTTTGTTGAGGTAGAATCTTTTTTTGATCCTGGCATATTACCTTTTTTGTCAGCCTTGTCTTTCATGCCCAGCCTAGTCTCCGTGTGCCAAGACATGTCGTAATTGACGTCGTTTTTTCCAGCTCTTTTAATAACCTTGCCACCTTTATTGAAGACGCCACGACCTTTCAAAACATCAGCGCGGGTGACCTTCCCGTCACCAGTAAGGTCTGGAAACTTACCTCCTTTCTTGTAAGACTTCTTAGCCTTCATGAGTCACTGTTTTAAACACTGCTTTTTCTACAGCCCCAGGGTGAGGCTTGTAGTCACCAGTCATCAAGTAATACCTACCAGACTCTTCCATCCAGTGATACCCTTTTGGGGGGCTGACACTTACTTTCTTGTCAAGCACTTTCAGCTTACCGCCCTTTTTGTACTTGACAGCCTTCATTATGCGAAGTACACTATAGCGGATCCAGTAGCAAGAACAACTTGAGACCACTCCCCGTAAACTACCACTCCAGCACTAAGGGTTTGGTTGGAAGGGAAAGAGACTCCTCCTGTTCCAGACCCGCTGTCAGAAGAGTTAAAGCAGGTGCTAGGCGTAACCGCAGTCATAGACGTAAATGTAGCGTCAGAAAGAATCTGAATGGCAACAATAGCAGCTCTGCCTGGCGCGTCGATAGTGGCGGAACCAGTTGCGTTAGCATAAGTGCTACCTGATTGTCCGAATGAGGCTGCAGCCGCAGCACCTGGTTGTCTTACTCTAGCCATATTACTCTACTTTGTTCTTTGCCAAAAGTACTTTAATTTCTTGAATGTTATCAAGAAGCTTTTTTACGTCTCTCTTGAAGTCGCTGCTGTCTGATTCCAAACCCTCTACCCTTGCCACTAGCTTGGCATAGTCTGTTTGGTGTTTTAGCCAGACCCCTACAACAGAGCCAGCTACAGCTAAAAATTCAATATGTGTGATGCTGTCTAACATTAGCAATTCCATTTCTTTAGTGCAAGCGCTTTACGAGTTGGCTTTCCATTGGGCTTTTTCATAGGCCCTTTAACACCTTTCATTCGAGCGCAAAAACTTTTTCTCCTCTTTGCTTTTTTACTACCTTTCTTAAGCTCAGAAGGCGGGGTAGTGACAGCCATTTTAAGGTTGCTCCCCGTCTCTTTATTGTACTTATTTATTCCAGCTTGAGTAAGGCCTCCTTTAGGGTCTTTATGCTTGCCCATCTTTAGGCTAACCCTACCCCCACGTTTGTAAGACTTACAAGCTTTCATGTGGCAAAGATAATAATTATACGTTATTGAGTTGGAGGCTGCGTAGCCTGAGAGGCCGAGTCAATTATATTATTAATAATCTCCTGGCCGCTTGATTCCAAGGGGGAATCCTGCGCCTCAGGAAGCTCTCCTCGATCGCCCTGTCTTTGCGATATCAGCTTGCTTTGTTCCGTAGCTTGCTTTTTAACCCTAGTGTCCTTTCGGTCTTCTTTTAAGACCTCCAACTTCTCTCTAAACTCCTGCTCTTCAGTTCTGAATCCGAGAGTGGCTTGAGCCTTGATCATCTCAATCTCCTTCCTGTGCTCGTGCTTTAGGGTTTCCATCTGAGCCTCTATCTGAGCCTTCATCTGCTCCATCTGAGCGTCAATCTGTGCTTTAACCTGCATCTCCTGCATCTTAGCCTGACTAGTGGCTTGAGCGGACTGCACTTGAGCTTGAGACTGCATCTGAATGTTTTGTTGAGCAGCCTGCTGATTCGCCGCTATACGCTTCTTGCGTCTAACAACTAGCAGCCTCTCTGCCTGATTGATATCCTTTAGCTGTCTAATTGCAATAGCATCCTCTATGTCTAACTCCTTTTGAGCCAAGGATACCTGTATATTTTGCTCTAGGTATTGCTTCTCTACATCCTCCATTTCCTTAACTACCTGTACGCCAAAGTTGTACATAGAAAGCTTGTTGAAGGTGTTTAGAATACCTATGTTCTCACTACCAATGGCGTTCTCGTAAGCCCTGTATAGGATGCTCTCCCTGGGTATGACCTGAAGGCACTTCACTATGTCTGAACAAACCTTCTTGAACAGGACCATAGAAGAATTAGTGATGTCGTAAATAGCGTTATTTCCAGCAGCAATAGCCTGTTGCCTAACCCCTACAAGCTGTTCTCCTTTTGGAGTTGTACCATCCATAGCTTCGTTGATTCCCGTAGCGTCGCGGATCATGCGTAGGTAGTGGTTGTACAAAGCGATAAACTCGTTGATGTTTCTAACTGAGTTCCCAATCTCTCTGATCGGCGGGTTTTGAAATCCTCCTTCAGGGTTTTTACTCCTGTAGTAGAACACACCAGTCTGCTCATAAATGTCATGGAGCTCAAGAGGTTGGAGCTCCCCTCCTTTACCAAGTTGAACATTCTCAAGACCTTCAACATCAATGATTATCCCATCAGGCTTAGCCTTAGCAATAGATTGCTGGATCTTTAGGTGCGTCAACTGAAGCTGGTCAGCAAAACCTATGCAGCTGTCAACCATAGACTTGGGGATCATATCCTCCATGTTCGTGGCAACAACAGAATAAGACAAGTTAGCCTTAGACAGGTCGTGCATGTTCTTAGGGATGTTGGTCTGCATCCCGTAGTTATAGAGCATATCACACCCCATGATGTAGCTACCTCCGTATACTACCGCGTTCTCTAGTTTTTTTACATCCCTCTTAAAGACGGAGTTGCTAGGACCCTTGTAAGTATCTCCTTTGTAATAAAATCCAGTATTACCGTGTCTGCTTTCTTTCTCCTCAAAGTACATGCAGTCAACAGAGACAAACTCAAAGTCCATCACCTCAACCATGTATTCGTCATACCCAAAACGATACCTCTTCAAGTAATCGTCGTAACTGCTTTCTCCAACCTTACTGGCATCGTATCCATACTTCTTTGCGGCCTTTTGAGCAATCTGCTTGTATTCCTCCTCAGTAAACTGATCTCCAGCAATACGCTTTAGTTCTTGAATAGGGATGCGCCTGACGTGACCTGCATAAACCAGGTCCCCGAAGTTAGGGTCTTTGGTGTAGCTATGAATAAACTCAGACGGATCTACATAACTAGTCTTAATGCCCTCGCTAGGGTCATTAGATCGTTTTACCACAGCCATTCCAAGAGTAGCGAGGTCATTTACGCAACGCCTGTAAGTAGCATCGTTAAAGTCGTTCCACTTTAGCGTCATGTTCGTAGCCACTTGAGCTGCGATTTCCGAAGAAGACTTGATGTTGTTCCCGATGAATATCTCCGCCTCCTCTAAGGTTTCAGGAATCTGTTCCATCTCTGCGATGTCAACTCCTGTACTCTCCTTAATGTCGTTGAGTTTCTGCCTGTTGGCTACAGCCATTTCAACCTTCTTCCGCTCTAAGTCCTTCTCGCTGGAAGACAGTGGGTCTACAGCTTCAAGGTTGGGGTAAGGATCAGTAGACAAGATTTTGTTTACTACAATCCTAACGAACTTAGGGAGGATAGGTACAGGAGTGAAGTCTAGATTTAAAAAGCTACCGTCAGAGTTGCTAGGGTCTAGACTTGTAAGCAGCTGCCTATAAATGCTAGTGTCTTGCGTTCCGTTAGCGTACTTTCTATTTCTATCGAATACGCGACGGCGTTTTCTCATCAGAGAATTATCCTGCTCATAGCTGCCCCACTGAGAAGCAATGGCTTTTGCGTAGCGCAAACCATACTCCCTACCTTCTTTTGTTTTCCTTGGCTCAAGGGGGTCAGGAAAGCCTGTGCTATTTTTTCCCTGTGTACCGTGCATATATCCGCAAATATAGCAAACTTAGCGGTGCCATTCTTTCACTTTGTTTTTTCTAAAGAACACCTTGTCGCTTAAATCAGACCTTGTTTTCTTTTGCTTCACTTTTTGCGACCCAAGAAGAGCCAATCCAGAGCTAATTGTAAGGTCATACTTGGTTCTATTAGTTATTTTATAGCCTATCCAATCCTCCAGAGTGCTGTTAAAGTACATCCTTCCAAAATCTTCAGTTTCAGGCCTCACCCCAACGTGGTTGTGTATGTAATCTTCGATAGCGTGAGCGTGAGCCTGGATGACATCTTGAGAGTTAGATGGGATCCCTTTAGTTTTTACATTAACCTTAGAATTAGCTGCCACTAGATGTGACGGTCTATCCATAAGATACTCTTCATAACCTCTTGACTCAAAGTACCTTACGATGCCGTACTTATTGTTCTCCACGAGCAAAGGGTATCCAAAGTAAAACGCAGCCATGAGAACGTCCTCATAAAAAATACTGGCTAGGTCTGGACGAGAAGCATACTCCAGCACAAACATGTTGCTCGGAATATCTTGGTTCATGCTAAACTTATTGTACAAGTGCAAGGCACCCTTAGAACCCCTCCCATCGACAGTTTCGTCAAGATCATACGAGTCGACTCCCCCTACCCCGTACTGAGCATTATAAGGTGTCTTCTTGCCCTTAACTTCTGAGAACTTATTCCTTAGTTCAGGAGGGGGTTGCCATGCTATTTTAAACCTACCTCTTGGGTCAGGGGTGAACAGAACCTCTTTGTCTTTCTCTTTCCAGATGAAATTACCCTGGACCACAGGGTTAGGATATAGGTTGTTGTTCCAATCTATCTGCTGATATATCTTTCCTATGTTAAATATACTGCCTTCGATGCTGTCTCTGAACGCTTCGTCTTCAGTTAGAGGGAATTGCCTGATAACCTCGTTTAGCTCAGAAGGGTCGTGTTTCAAGGAATTTCGCTCATTTTTTAAATAATCTATGCTTCCTTGGTCAATAATCTCTCCGTCGACACCTTCTACGTTTTTAGTCGGCTCATCCAGTACAGGCATCCCGTACTTATCAAAAAAACCCTCAAGAGCTTCAGAAGCAGGTATGAATATTCTGTAGAGTCCAGAACGAGTCCTGCCGTTAGCATTTCTTTCGTCTGGGTCAGAATCCTCCCACAAGTTTTTGTACTCTTGACCGCCCTTACCCATAGGGTTAACAGTGCTCCCAACAAGAGCCTTACCTACAATGCGTTTACCAACGATGAGACAAGTTCGCTCAATGCGCCACGCCTCTTTGATGTCGACAGGTTTTTCCCACTTGCCAGCCTCGTCGAGGTAGAGCATATGAAGTTTTTCTCCGTCATAGGCGTTATTAGTGGTGTTTTTCCAATTAATGATCGTGTTGAGTGCGTCGCCCTTTTGCGACGTCTTATTCTTCTTGGTGATTCGTTTCGATGGTTCCCGAAAAGCGAGTTCCATACGTGGATTCGTAGTGCCATCCTGTATAGGTTTAAAAAAGAAAGGATAGCTCCGAAACATCGGAACCACTTTCTTCATGAAAATATTCTCCTGAGAGTCTTTACCAGTCTTTGACTGTATGCCCAGGAGCTTGTCTTTAACTTGAGTAGCTTCATCAACAAGTACTGCAGAACAGATATTAGTATAGCCAGAACGGCGACACTTAGTATAAAGCTGACCGAGACAACGGGGATCAGCTTCGCACGCAGCCATGTGAAGAAATATTTCACTCTGAAAGGAAAGATACGAAGGATATCCGATGTCAATCTTGGACCACTGGAGAAACATATAGTGCCTCCCTGTAATGTACGTAGGCACGCCATTGTTGTAAAACCAAACACCGTTACGCCTGCGCTCAAACTCCTGCTCGATGTAAGCAGAAAAGCTTCTTCGAAACTCGGAAGGTTTTTCGAGCCACTCATCCATACTTCTAATCCTCGACAGCTCTTCGGGCATAGGAATGCGCGACCACACCTGCATTCCTTTTGGTTTTTCATGGAAGAGTATTTCAGATCGCTTTGGTTTTTTCGGAAGACCAACGAGAAGCCCGTGGAGCTTGATGACTTCTCCCCTTGAATGCTTGTCTCCCAACCAAATAACGTCATCGGACCTGTCCATACCTATTACTCTTAAAGGAAGGCATGCCAGTCTTTTTTTCTGCTGGTTTCATGTATTTACCGCAATCGCATGGCACGTCATGACGGACTCCCCCGTCAACAACCCTTATGGTTACGTTCTGAACATCAGCGGTGTTACCGCATTCACACTTGTATTTTGACATTGTATTTAATTGCGTACCCCCGCCAGGAATCGAACCTGGATTACCGCTTTAGAAGAGCGGGGTTTTATCCGTTAAACTATGAGGGCTTATGGGTGTTAAATAAGTCCTTTAATTTTTGCATGAGTTTCTCTATGGCAATTAGAGCATAGTATCTCACACTTATCAAGTTCTTGTTTAACCTTATCCGAAAACGAAGTTAGTCTTGCATGTGCAACTGTAAAGTCTTTTTGGTTAGGGTCTTCGTGATGAAATTCTAAAGCTCCAACATACGTGTCGTAGCTACATTTCTCACACTTACCACCTTTATACTCTACACATTGCTCTTTAAACTTCCTTTGTCTCTCTAATGTTTGCTCTATTGTGCAGGGCTTACAGTATACAGAACCTCCATCTTTACCTCTACGGCTGTAGAAATCAGTTAAAGGCTTTTCTGTTTTACATCTTGGGCAATTTTTCATTCCATGAATATAAGGATAAAATTTTAAATTCTAACTAAATTATTGCTCTATCCGTCTGAGCTACGAGGGCATTTTACGAAACAGTTCTTTTCAGCATGAACCGTGTATGCTTCACAGTGGCGAGGTGAGCAGGTAGAGCAGATCATGCCGATAAGGCACAAACACGCTAGGCTGGTTAATTTTCCCATGACAAAACTTGATTTAGGCTGTCGACGTAACTGCTAAAAGAGCTGTCGACTTTAGAGTGATATAGATGTATCCTGTAGTAATATTCTGACCCTCTGCTTCCAGGTGTAGACTGAATAATATACGGATCCACTTTCACTCCAATTAAGTTGCCATCAATCGTTAGCGTGGCAATGTAGTCAGGCTCCAACGTGGCCCTGTATTCTTGCAGAAAAACAGTATCTGCATAGTTGTCAAGATGTATCTCCCTCTCCTTTAAGTCGCTATAAAGTGACTTGCTAACGCCAGCATAAGTGCCGCAAGCGCCCAGAGAAGTAGATAAAAGTATAACCGAAAAGAGTCTCCATCCATTGAAGGTAAACTTGTCTGGTTCCATTGAAAGAATTTTCTCAAAGGTAACAAAAATTGTTGGGGTGGTGGGGGTCGAAAACGTAACGTTTTGTATATAAGGCAAATGCTTATGAACAACACATTATCGAAAGGGGATATCTGTAAATTATTTGCTACCTCTTTTTTTAGGCCTGTTGTTCGCTCTATTTATGGCCTTTTTGATAAACCTACGTATTTTACCCCCTTCATGAGCCGCATCAAGACCGTCTCCGTTTCCATAAGTACCCTTTCGCCTATTGTATGCGTTGAGCTCCGCTCTATATTTTTTTGCGGCCTTTGACTTACCGTACTTTTCGTACTCGTCCTTGTAGTTTCTTTTATTGCTCATCTTTTATAAATACGCCATCGACGGTAACGCCCGTCCGTTCGGCGATCTCGTTATAAGCGCTGCCAAGGCAATGCTTTGCGGACAGTCCCATCTGTGCTGCTAAGATAATGATTGTCACGAGGCTGTCCCCAATCGCATCTATTAGCTCTTCCTCGTTCTTCTTAGCCAAAGCTCCTGACAGCTCCCCTATCTCTTCCATGACCTTTAGCATCTGCCTGGGGGCGTTTTCCTCTTCTATAAGACCGCGCTCGTCAGCCCATGCTAAAACGGCAACACTTAGGTCGTCCAGAGTACTAGCTTTCGTATTCATCATTCCACTCATCGTTAAAATAAATATGGTTGTTGTTAGTGCTTGATTGGGTCCATTTAAACCCGTCTGCTCTCATCGTATGGTCACTTGCTGTATCGTTCCGCAAACCCACCAGAGTAGTCTTTGTCTTCTTGTATTTCTCCATTTTGCTTTAGTTCCTTCACCATTTGCTCTAAGGACTGTCTTTCGCGAATAAGCTCTTTGCAATCGACAGCTGTCTGCTTTACGGACTGTAACTCTGCCTTTCTTGCGGACCCGCCCGCTTCTGGATCTACTGGCTTCTTTACTTCTTCTATCATGTTGTCAATGGCTATTGCCATCGCATCCATCAGTCTTTTTGCAGCTGATACTGTCTCAAACTTTGTAGAGGAGCTCTGAGATCGCAACCCTGTAGTATTCTTTGCCATCAATTTTAATTCTATAGTCTCTGTTCTTTTTGAAGCCAACCACGTCCCCATCGGATACGTCGATCTCTTTGAGCTGTTGAGTTGAAAAGGATACAACACCTTGTGTTACAGGGTTCTCTTCTAACGAAACCACTTCTATAGACCCTTCAGGTCCTTCAGCATCTTCTTCAATAGGCTCCAATAAAGCCCAGCCAAAGAGAGGATGGACTGTACCTTCTTTTTGCTTTTTAAAAGCGATTGCCTGATTCTGCGCCGCATGCTCTTCGTCATAATTAACAACGTATTGCTTATCTTGTTTATTAAGAGGACTCCCACCATTGATGACCACATGGTGATGAAAATAAAGGGTGTCTCCATCGCTGACCCCAGTGTCGAACTTAATCGGTGTAGCCAGAACTTTACCTTCTGTAGTGCGATGCTCAAACTCATTGTATTTGGTGTCCACATAGAGCTTTAGTCCACCCTTTGTTACCATTTCGTCATTAAGCTCTTTTTCTATCTCTACAATAAAATTGTTCAGGGATCTCATTATCTTAGAAGTCTAAATCAAATTCAATTAAGCATGGCATATCGTCAATCGCCTTCCAGAGGTCAGTGCCCTCTTCTCTTTCTGTGTACACTAAGTAACGGCATTTGCCAAACTTGTGCAAGTAAGATTCGTCCTGAATGATAGCGGACACCCTCCCTTCGCCAGCTCTCATGCCAACGAAATAGGCCATCCCGTTTTTAGGATCTTTCCCTACAACAAGTTTTCTAATTAATCCTTCCATTAGTTCAAAGATATTCCGAGGTCGCCAAGGAGTTCGTCAATGTCAGGGTCCTGGTACTGCATAGTCATGATGTCTTTCATCATCTCCAGTTCTTCTGCGCTATCCAAGTTGTAGCTAAATATGCTTTTTAACTGGACTTCGTCCCCATCTTTGGGTTCTGAACTCAAGTCGGCATCAATTACACCTATAAGGATGCTGGACATAACCCTATCTTCATAGTCATATTTTTTGATCAATTCTTCTATCTGAACGATCAAAGAGTATGCTTCAGCGATAAATTCTTTATCCATACTATTCATAAATCAAAGATACGTAATCATGCCCAAGTCAAAAGTCAGTAAGAAGAAACTGTTTCGAGACTTTTCTATGTTGAAAGAGAAGTATGTAGGGAATAACTACCTAAAGAACTTGCATTCTGCAAAAAACAATTTCTGCAAGTCTAACGGCATATCATGGAGCCATCTGCAGTTTTTGATTTGGGCTTACGACTTAGAGTTTTGGACCATAGACTACGCGGCAGAAGAATATGGGTTTAACAGAACCAATCTCGCAAACAGGACAGTATACCCCCTTCAGCAGCAAGGGTTGCTATACCAGCATTTCGGTAGGCTCACCCCGTCTAAAACCCTAGACGATCATCTGTTTCGTGACGAGACTAAGTACAACTATAGGGTTAGGTATGCGCTAAGCCAAAAGGCCAGGCTTTTAGTCCAGAGGTTTTACGGTAACCTGAACAAACCCTGAGGCGTCTTCTACGTGGTTTGGATCCACTTTGTTCAACACACTCACTACAAACTCCCCTGCATGAGATAAAGTGCCTTTGGCTTTGTTCTTACCTAGCACAGAGCTAGTGGTTTCTTTTACGTTCCCGAACTTAAACCCTCTGCTGGTTATCAAGACTTCATTAAAGAGCTCTGCTGTCGTTGTATTCAGCAACTGAGACAAAGCCACCCCCATGCTGTTTAAGTAGCTCCTAAGCTTCGGGAGGGGGTTCCAGCGAAACATAAAGAAAGCACGAGTAAAAGAAAACACTACTCCAACAGGGATTAGAAGCAGTCCTATCGTTGCTATAAGAGAAATGTATACAATACGCATTTTAATTCTTCTCTACGGGGAGATATACGGTAGCCATTACATTCCTGGAATTTGGAAATAGGTGTTGACGTTGGACTCGATGCCCGTGCGGTTATTATAATTGTCGGCAGGCCAAATAATCACCTCTTGTAAATTTCCCGTGAATCCTAAGTTCACGCTCTCGCCTAACTCCAAATTTGTTGTTCCTGTGCTTACGGTTGTTCCGCCAGCACCCGAATCGATTTGCGAGCCATTCAACCGCCAATATCCATTCGTAGAACCTTTAAAAACTGTACTCAAATTCTGTCTATTGTAATCACTCGCG